GTAGAGGACGAAGAAACAAAAGAGGAAGAGACAGGGGTAAAACTTACAAAGGACTTACCAGCAGATTTAGGGAGTGAAATAGCAGATGCCTTAATAGACTTAGGAGAGGACGAAACAGACCTTTTAAACGACTTTGACGTAATGGACGAGCGAGAGGTAGACTACGACCAAGAGGATGGCTTAGACGAGGTAATAACAGACTTAAACAAACCAAAAGAAAAAAGCACACTTGCTAAAATATGGGAGTTTGTAAGCACTGGCAGCGCAAAGCCTTATACTAAGAGCGACCAAGACGGAACAAGCAAACAAAGTACAGAAGAGGGCAATACTTTTTTAGTACGGTATATGTACAGCCCACAGCGTTACAGTAAGAATTCAAGACCTTTTTGTATAAAGATGGTAAACGCTAAAAAGGTTTACCGCAAAGAGGACATCCAAGCTATGACTACAAAGGCTGTAAACAGAGGCTTTGGTAAGGGTGGCAGTGATACTTACTCAATCTGGTTATATAAAGGCGGTGCTAGATGTCAACACAAATGGCTTAGAAAAACTTACGTTCGGAAGGACGGTGCTAAAAGTTTAGGGGATGCAATCACAACCACAGAGGCAAGGTCAAGAGGGTTCAAACCAGAGCCAAACGCTCAAAAGGTACCTGTAGCCCCCAAAGATATGAAGTACAAAGGTTACACAGCGGAATATTGGAACAAAATAGGATTTAAGAACTAATGGCAACAGCACTTTTTATAAATAGAACAGACCTTGTAAAAAACTCTATTATTGACGGTAATACAGATGTGGATAAGCTGCTACCCTTTATTAAAATAGCGCAGCAAATAGACATACAAAACCTTTTAGGAACAGACCTCTACAATAAGATAAGTGCTGATATTACAAGCGGTGCTGGTGGGGGTACTGGTTTAACTGGTAATTATTTAACCTTAGTTAATACTTATGTACAACCTACTTTAATTTGGTTTGCTCAAATGAACTACATTCCATTTGCGGCTTACAGTATTAAAAATGGTGGAGTGTTTAAGGGGTCAAGTGAAACAGCAGAAACAGTAAATAAAAACGAAGTAGACTATCTAGTAGACAAGGCCAGAGAATACGCTAACTATTACTCGACTCGCTTAGTAGACTATTTGCAGTTTAATACGGATTTATTCCCTGAGTACAACTCAAACACTGATAACGATATACACCCTGGAACTGACACTACGTTTAAAGGCTGGGTATTATGAAGTATAAAGTAAAAGAAACAAACCTTACTAAACTAAAAAAATACATTATTGAAACTTTGAAAAAAGAAGAGATAAAAGAAAAACCAAAAAACAATGAGTAATCCTATCTTAGCTTTAATACCTAGCGGCTATAAAGCCGACAAGGTTTATAGTATTATACCTAGTGACGGTACTAAGGACTTTACTTTTGTAAGGGCTGGGGCTGGTACAAGGGTTAGAGAGGACGGCCTTATAGAAACTATTGGAGCTTCTACAGACGATATAGCAAGGCTTACTTGGCTTAACACAAATTGCCCTAGTTTACACATTGAGGCTGCAAGAACAAACAGACAGATAAGGTCTGAGGAGTTCGACAATGCAGCTTGGGTAAAACAAGCAGACATAACAGTAACAGCAAACCAAGTAACCGCACCGACTGGAGAAATGACAGCAGACAAAATACAAAGAGGTTCGACTATAAACACAAACAACTTTATTTCTGACAGCGTTAGTAAAAGTGATACAATTGCTTTAGATGCTTGTACCTCTGTTTTTGTAAAACAAGGGGAGGGGGATTTTTTTGCTATGAGAGCGCAAGGGTCTGGACTCAACCAAGTAAACGGAGTTTACCAATTCAGCACTAATACTTTTACAACAAGTGCAGACGGAAGCGGTTTTACAGTAACAAGTTCAAAGGTCGAAAATTACGGCGGTGGTTGGTATCGGCTTTCTATTGTTTACAATACAGATACCGCAGCAACAATAACAACAGTATTTAGCCCAAGGGGTACGACAGGGGACGTAGACGATACCGATACTAGTACGACTGCTTTTGTTTATTTGTGGGGCTGTCAAGTAGAAGAGGGCGCAAGTCTCTCAAGCTACATAAAAACAACTAGCGGAACGGCCACAAGAAATGCAGATGTTTGCAGCGTTACAACCCCAAGCGGAGTGGTAAAAATTACTGAGACATTTTCAGACGATACAACAAACGAAATAACAAGCATACCTTCAACTTATACTGTAAGTGCTGGTAAAATTAAAAAGGTAATAATGATATGAGCTACGGAGAAATTTACAAACAGAGTAATTTTGGAACTGCTGTCAATAACGACATAGGATACGGAGACACTTACTTAGCACCTTCCTTACTAAACCAACTATTTATAAGGGTTACAAACTTTGAAAACTTTGGCGGTTCTTTGGATTTACTAACCGAAATACAAGACGTACTATGAGCAATTTATTGAGCAAAGCAAGTATCTTACTAACCCCTACGGCTACAAGTGACGGCAAACTTCATAACATAAAGCCAAACACTACGACAGGGGACTTTGACTTCACAAGAGCAACAACAGCAACAAGAGTAAACTCAAGCGGTCTTATAGAGTCTGTTGCAAGTGGTTTGCCAAGGATTGATTTTTTAGGCGGTACGGGTCAAATACTTTTAGAACCAGCTTCAACAAATACCGCTACATATTCAAACGACTTTTCTCAAGGTGATATTTTTCAAGGCAGTAGTAATCCAAGTTTAACTGGTGCTGTTTTGAGTGCAAATCAAGGCACCGCGCCTGATGGAACTAACACAGCGCAAAAACTAATCGACAATAATGACGGTTCTAGTGGCAGTGTGTCAATAAACTTTTTTAGTACTAACTTACTTTCTAGCACTGACTCTACACTTTCTGTTTTTGCAAAAAAAGACGGTGCAAATGTTCTGAGAATAAATATGACAGGCTTTGATAATGGCCGTGCTACGTTTTTTGACTTAGCCAACGGCACAAAGTCTGGGGCTACACAATCTACTATCGAAGATTATGGCAACGGCTGGTTTAGGTGTTCAGTAACAATGAATACAACTACAGACCTAGTCGGCGCGTGTTTGTTTAATATTTGCAGCGATTCTAGTCAAACGTCAATTCCAAGAAACGGAACACAATCAATTTTACTTTGGGGTATGCAATCAGAAGAGCAATCTTTTCCAACCTCATATATCCCTACAAGCGGCGGTTTTGTTAGTCGTAACAAAGACGAAGCAAACAACAGCGGAGATACAAGCCTTATAAGCTCAACAGAGGGGGTACTTTATGCGGAGATAGCGGCTTTGGCAAATGATAGTATTGCGAGACATATTTCAATAAATTCAAACAATAATAACAATTCGGTCGATATGCTTTACTCGACTGGAAGCAACAAATTGCAATTTAGAGTAACTTCTAATAATTCAAGTGATTTTTTACAAGCCACAACTTTAACAGATAGAGCACAATTTGTAAAAGCAGCTATAAAATATAAAAGCGGTGATATTAAATGTTTTGTAAATGGTTCTGAAGTTTTTTCTGACACTTCAAGTTTTACTTTTACAGAATCTTTACAACTTTTAAATCTAAGAAGAGGCGGTGCAGGTGGAGAGTTTGAAGGCAAAGTAAAATGTGTTGCAGTATTTAAAGAGGCTTTAACAGATGCGCAATTAATAAGTTTAACATCATAATTATGAAAATAGGAAAATACGAATTTTCGGACAAAAAAACCGCAGAGAGTAAGATAAAATCTCTAGGGGTAGAAACAGACGAGGACGGCAACGAATACCCAACTCACAAACACTCTATAGTAAAACTTGGACATATAATTATAGAAAAAGGGGAGTATGACGGGGAGGAAGTAATTAAAGAGCCAGTGTTTAGCCCTAAATATCATATAGACGTTATGTGGGCTTTTGATGACCTAACAGATGAAGAGGGTAATATAGTAAAAGCAGAACACCCCTACGGCTGGAAGTCTGCTGCGGTTACAGTTAGCGGACAAGGTATACATAGTTTTTACGGTGTAGACTATCAAGAAAATAAAATGTAATGGTTAAACTACTTAGATACTTAGCAGACAAGCTAGAGGCCTTACAATACTATTTAATAAGTAAGTGGAACGGCTTACTAAAAAAGCTAATGCTATGAACATCCAAGACCTCAGACTTTACTTGCTTAATATTTTTACTTTAGGTGTAAGTTTTACCGCTATTGAAAACAGCTTAAAGATATTACTTCTTTTGGCTTCTATTGTTTACACCTTACAAAAGATTTACGACACCTATAAAAACAAAAATGCAGATAACAAAGAACTTTAAGCTTAAAGAGTTTGAGTGCAAAGGCTACGAGATGCCCTTAGATGTCTACGAGAATATAATAAAATTATCTGCACAGTTGCAAATACTAAGAGACTACACAGGTAGAGCAATCACAATAAACAGCGGTTATAGGTCTGAGGCACACAATAGAGATATAGGGGGAGTGCCAAACTCAAGACACTTACTAGGCCAAGCGGCTGACATCACAATAGAGAGTTTAAAACCAGCAGAAGTATTTAGAATTATAGAGGACTTAATAGATTTAGGGCAAATGCTACAAGGCGGTTTAGGACTTTACAAAACTTTTGTACATTACGACATAAGAAAAACAAAAAGTAGATGGTATGCCTAAAAAGAAATTCAAAGATACAACCGTAGGCAAACTACTTCTAGGGGCTGCAAAGGTTATCAATCCAGCACTAGGGGAAGTCTTAGAGGGGGTCGTTTCTCCTAAAGATGCTATTGAGAAAATCACTAAGTCTGGTATTTCTATAGATGACAAAATAAAACTTCAACAATTAATCTACGACCAACAAGCCAAAGAAATAGAAGAGACCACAAAAAGGTGGGTAAGCGACAATCAAACAGAGAGTTATTTGACG